CTTAGCCAAAGAGGATAACCTAAGCGACCATATATGCGAACGACTCAAAGAGAGTCTTGCATTCTTAGAGCGCACGCTTGGGGGTTTAGGCTTCTGCTTATCTGAGCAAGGGGACCTTTTAAGCCAATGGCGAGGCTATGCAGACGACGCTCATGGAATATCAATTGGGTTCTCTAAGGACTATCTCGAAAAACTTTCACGCAAAGCGGCTGCAGCTAATAAATCAGGATTAACGCTGCAGAAGGTTCAGTATGACGCTCATGAAGAACTGGTAATCGGCACCTATCAAAAACTTAAGGGATTAATCGAAGAAGGCGCATTCAGGACCCCATCATTTTCGACTATACTTTCCCCAAAAAACCCTGAAGACATATTGACCGAAGATAAAAGAACCAAAAACGCGCATGTAAAACTAATTTTTCAAACACTTTCCTTAGTACCTCAACTATTCAAATTGAAATCCCCTGCATTCAGGGAAGAAGCTGAATGGCGCTTAGTTTCCCTCGTCGCACCCGACATTGACAACGACTTCTCTTTTCGGACTGTTAGGGATCGAGTAATTCCATATCGAGTGTTTCAGCTTGAGGAGCTTGGGACCCCTTGCATCAATGAAGTCATATTGGGCCCGAAAAATAAAACCCCGCCCGAAGTACTGAAAGCAATGCTAAAAAATGCGGGACTTGATACCGCGAAAGTTAAAACATCAGCGGCGACATATATCTAACGCATTTAGATCATTAGAATATCCACGCAAGATTCGACCATGCAGAACCTAAGTCGTGTTGCTTTATCGCCTCAGAGCCTCTGAACTCTCAGTGCAACCGCTCATCCCCTCGTGAGAACCATCGCCGGGCCGCTTCCGCTGTTATTTGCTGCCCGCGTTTTGTTCCGCCAACTTTAGGTCCGCTTCGGCGTAGGCCGGGCTGATCTGGCCCGACTCAGGCGCGATCTTTCCGCTTACCAGCCAAAGGGCATATTCAGGCGTGATCGCAAGGATGCCCTCGATGTCATCCTCGTTGACCCGTCGCTTGCCTCCCCTCAAGGCATACCACTTCTCGCGATCAATCCCGGTCAGCTCCTCGAGCTTCTTGGCCGTCAACGCCTTGGCATCCCAGATGGCTATAAGCCTGTCTCTTATCATTCTTAATTCGTCTAATGAATTGGTAAATAGTGCTACTAACTATCTACCACTACCGATATATTCGCATCATGTGATTAGCAATAGATACTAATCACTAAACACCCTTTAACCACAGTTTATGAGCATTTCAGAGGCAGGGATAGGCGATGAGTACACAGCATCTGGACCAACCACCTTTCGACGTGAGCTTCGATCTCGACGGCAGACGAGTGATCTCCTCGATTGCCGTAACGCGCTCACCTGCAGCAAGGAAACATACGCTGCCATGAACGGCGTTTCGGTAGACACCGTGATCGCCTGGATGCAGAGCGGCACCATTCCCAGCGTGAAGATGGGCCGCCCTCGCCTAGTCAACCTCGCCCAAATCCGCGCCGATCTGGCCAAGGGCAAAACCGTCTTCGTGCCGGGGGATTACAAAGATGAGTAAGCCGAACGCAGACCAAACCGGCAGCAACGTCGTGCCCCTGGGCGCGGCCATCAGCAACCTGTGCAGCATCGTCACCTTCGCCTCGGCCAGCGGCATTCCGGTGGAGGAAGTCACCGAGTGGGTAGAGAACGGCACCCTACCCAGCGTCACGTTCTCGGACTTCCGCATGGTGAACGTGGGCAAGCTGCGGGCCGACCTGCTCAGCGGCAAGGAGAGCTTCGCCGCGGGGGATTACAGCCATGACTAGCCAGCATGTCGTTGTGGATGCCTCCACCGCCCAGGACTACATCGGCCAGACTGTTCTGGTTGAGCTGCACTGGGATGATGAGCCGGAATCCTACTGGTACTGCCTGCATATCGTCGGCATGGTGGTGCCAATGGAAGGCGTGTACGACCACGGGTATTTCCTGACCTTTGATCTCAACGCGCAGGAGTCCCACCCCAACGAAGTGTTCTTCTCGGACATTCGCACGATCAGGGCGATGCGGCACCGCGACCGGCATGGTTCCGGCAACGTACTGGGCCGTATCGCCCTTCCCAACTCTGCAAGGTCAAGGGCCGCGCTCCCGGCTCGTCGGAACAGCTTCACCGTTCCGGCGAACGGAAGCACGGGCGCAGCGCACCCTTGACCCTGCACGACCATGAACAGCCTATCGCTGGGAGTGTGGGGTAGCTTCTCCACCCCACGCTCCCGAGCCCTCGGCGGCAAGAGCGGGATGACAAGGGCAGCGCCCTTGGTGTTCGTTCTCCCGCGCCGCGCCGATCTCCGCGTTCCGCACCTCTCTTTCGGGCTGGCCTGCCTTGCGCTCTGCATCGCCTGGGCTACCACGCCGCCGCCAAACCGCCCTCACCTGCCCGCCCTCACCCAGGATCAACCCTGCCTGGATGACCCGACCGACCTGTTCATCGACTCGATTACTGGATTGAAGCTCTATGGCGCGCGCACGGCTGCACAGCTCTACGCCGAGCGTAGCGAGCGCGTCGCCTGTGCCGGCGTGCGCGCGCCGCCCGGCTGACGTCCCTGTAACACGTCAGATAACCAGTTGTGGGTTCAGTGGCAAAAGCTCAATAAAGGTAAAACCGATGCAAGTTAAAGATTTCATCCGCGTTGACCGAACCTCCGGCGAGGAAAGCAGCACCGGCCGGCTGTTTCTGGACATTGGCTATACGGGCTTCAAGGACCTGTCAGGCGTTCGCCTGCTGCGCTGCGGCGTCGATACGGTCCGCCAGCTGTACCGCGGGCTGATTCGTCCGGAGATCATGGCGCTGTTCGAGAAGCCGGGCGCGATGGTCGAGTTCGCCGGGGAAATCTGGCACTCGGGCCGTGTGGGCCGGGACTCGGGCTACCAGTACAAGCTGCAGAACGCTGACCTGGGCTTCATCCTGCTCATCAAGAACTTCAACGCCAAGCTGGAGCACATCGGCCCGCACCTGAAAATCGAGGTATCACCGCACGCCATCGACGCGCTATCGCCGGAACGGCTGCAAGAGCGGATGGACTACTACGCCGCTGCCGTGATGACCAACCTTGAACGCAACCAGTGTGCCGTCCACCTCGCCCTGGACCTGCAAGGCTGGAAGCCCCCGGTCGATCTGGTGGCACGTCTGCATTGCCGGGCCAGAACGCACCGGGATATCTCGGGTATCAGCCAGGTCGAGTGGGCCACCAAGTCCAGCGTCTACGGGCGCGGGGAAACGTCGATGTTCGGCTCGGCCGGTGGCGTGCAGCTCTGCATCTACAACAAGACCGAGCAGGCCCGCGCAACGGACAAGCTCGACTTCTGGGAAAGCGTCTGGCGGCGTCGGGATTCGTTCGATGCGGCTGATCCGGACAACTACGATCCAACCCAGGACGTGTGGCGGGTGGAGCTGCGCTACCACCACTCGGTCATCCAGCAGTTCGCCAGCGGCTCGATTGACGTGAAGACCGGCGAAGCCATCGACACGGACTCCTTCGCCGCCTTCTCGGCCCATCTGGACGGCCTGTGGCGATACGGCCTGCGCCAGTTCAAGCTCATCGCTCGCCCTGGATACTACGAACCGATCTGGACGCTGATGCGCGATGACGTGCGGGTGGATGTGGGCGTGGATTCGCTGATCGATGACACCGAGTACAAGCGCTACTACAAGACCTCTCGAGGCTTCTCAGGCAAGAACGTGGAGCTGTTCCTGGGAAACTTCGTAAGCCTGCTGGCAAGGGAGCGGGTGGGCGCAAAAAAGGCGTTTGAGACGCTGCAGCAATGGGACTGCTGGCCGGTGATCCGTGACCACTACGCCGCCAAGGAAATGACCGAGCGTGACCTGTACAAGCACATCAAGGCACTGCTCGAGGAGCGCCACGTTCGCTGGGGGCGTGCTGTTTGATCACCAAGGGACCAACCGGCTGGGACGTGGATTTCTGGCTGGATAGAACAGCCGGCATCCGCAAGCGCAAGCGTGGCTTCCGCACCAAGAGCGAGGCCGAACGCTGGATGGTCGATATGCGCCGGGAGTACAGCCATCGGGGCCGCGACCCGGGCGAACGCCTCGCCGATCTGGTGCAGGTCTGGTACGAACTGCATGGCGCGACACTCAAGGATCAGAAGCGCTACGGGCGCACCCTAGCGATAGTCAATGCCCTGGGCAACCCGATTGCCTCCAGCTTCACCGCCCTGGATTTCAGCCGCTATCGAGCCGAACGCCTCAAGAGTTGCACCCCGGCAACGGTGAACCATGAACACCGCTACCTGAAAGCCGTGT